GCTGGTGGACGAGGGCAAAGAGCGTTTCAGACGGGTTCCAATCTTAATCAAGCCGAAGAAAAACGCCATACTGGACAGACTGGCACTGATTATGGCAAACAGGTTCAGAGAGAAGACGGACTGGGAGAGAATGACAGAAGCGCTGGAAACAGAAAAACTGGTGCTGGAATTAAAAGAAAGCATGAACATTCCGGGCAGAACCCGTGATTTGCTGGCAGAGATTATAGAAACGTCCCCAGCGCAGGTGGGAAGATACAAGGCAATATATAACAATATCATTCCAGAACTGATGGCAGAATTTAAGGCAAACAGAATTGTTGTATCTGTCATTTATGAAGCGTCCGGGTTGACGGAAGATTACCAGAAACAGGCGGCAGAAGTATTCCGGGAAAATGAAGTGCTGACATTATCGGACATTAAGCAGTTAAAGAAGAGCTGGGAAGCGTCGCAGCAGATACCGGGACAGATGGACATTAGCCAGATGGAAGAGAAGCAGGAAGCCGCAGGAACGGCAGAAAGTGCCACAGGCAATGAAACAGACCAGCAGCAGGAAGAAGCAGACACAGAGGGAGCAGGAGAAGCCACAGAGGGCACAGAGGACGCAACCGGGCAGCAGTCAGAATATGTTGACCCGCAGCCGGAGCAGATAACGTCACTTTGTTACAGCTGCACACACTATGAGGACTGCCACGACAAGACAGCAACCGTGACCAGCTGCAATGCTTATGAGAACCGCAGAGAAGCCCAGAAGACGGACGAAGAGAGATACAACGAAGAGCAGGCAGCTATTGACAGGGAAACACAAAAGAAACTGCGTGAAATGCAGCAGGAAGAGAAAATGCAGCATTTGCCGTCTGATGAAAGAAAAGAAAAAACAATCAGAGTATCACCGGACAAAATGAAAGCCGTTGCAATCGACCATACAAGACCATACATGATTTTGAAAAATGACGGTTACAGAGAGGGCGACACAGTGAAGCTGATTGAGTTTGCAGAGGGCAGAGCAACCGGGAACACGGCAGACATGAAAATTATCTGCATGGACGACGACACGACCAGCAGCGCACTTGAAGAGGGCTATTGTGTAATAGCGTTGCAGGAGGTGTAGACGTGGTACAGATTTTAGAACTATTTGGGGGAATTGGTTCCCCCAGATGTGCTTTGCGAAATTTGAACATTCCAACAAAAGCCATTGACTATGTGGAAATAGACGAAAACGCCGTAAGGTCATACAATGCAATGTTTGCGGAAGAATTAGAGTATAAAACACAATCAGTGGTGGGCTGGAACCTCAAACCAGATATTCTGATACACGGCAGCCCGTGTCAAGATATGAGCATTGCGGGACATCAAGGAAAAGCAACTGCGGAAGCAGGGAGGATAAACAGAGGAAAAGGGGCAGACAAAGGAAGCGGCACCCGGTCAAGTCTGATGTGGGAAACAATACACATTATTCAAAATATGGGCGAATGGAAGCCAAAATATGTTATCTGGGAAAACGTGAAAAATGTATTAAACGGCTACAACAAGAAGAACTTTGAACAATACATAGCAGAAATGGAAAAGCTGGGATATACAAGCAATTATCAAATATTAGACGCAAGGGACTTTGGATTGCCACAGGCACGGGAAAGGGTTTTCACGGTATCGGTGCTGAATGGTGAAAAGTTCGACTTTTCAGACTTAATCAGAACGCCAATGAAAGACATATCAGAATTTCTTCTGAACAACGACAAAGCGCCGCCAGTGTATGACGTGACGCAACCGAGCGTGTACAGTGTGATTGGAGAAAAAGGCATAAGAAGAGCAACAGTAATAAAAGATTTTGCATACACAATCACGACCAGACAGGACAGAACACCAGCACAGGTGATTGACTGCGGAAACGGGCGTTATAGATATTTAACAGAACGGGAGTGCTGGCGCCTGCAAGGATATACAGACAAGGACTATGAAAGGGCAAAAGCAGTCCAGAAGCGTTCTGGAAGATACAGAATGGCGCTATACAAGCAGGCTGGAAACAGCATTGCAGTTCCGATATTTGAAAGTATGTTCAGAAAGATAATTTTATATGAAACAGCATAGGAGGTGCGGAAAATGCCAATAAACATGACAGATTATAGAATGATTATCAACGAAAGAGTATACAACGTATTGCAAATTATGATTGATTTTGCAGGACCGTTAGAAGAGGGGGAACCACCAAAGCCGAAGTTTATTGACGCAGTATACATTGACGAAGACGGAACAATAAAAACCATGCGTGATGAAGCGTGGTGCTTCCAGTTCGTGAGAAGAAACGGAGGTGCAGCAGATGGAAAGACCAATAATAATGCTTAATACAGACAATATGCCCGTATTTTGCCGAAACCAGTGCGCAAATACAAAATGCGCAAAGCACATTTCAAAAGCCTATGAGTGCGGCGGTTCATGTTCAATGCGGTTATTGAGAGGGGAACCGGAGTGCGCAGGGTACATATCACGGAGGAAGCACAAATGAAAGAAAATGTTTGCGTTGACTGCAAACACTATGAAAGCTGCAAAAAGCCGGAAAGATACATGAAGTGTATGGGGTACGAAGAGAAAGAACGGCAGAAGGCAGCAGGAGAAAACGCAGTTGACGTGCAAGACGGATAGAAGCCGGGAAAGACTGGAAAAAACAAAGAATGGAGGAAAAGCAAATGGCGCAGGCAATGGAAAAAGGCAGGGTTATTGAATTGCTGGAATATTACAAAGACATAGACGGGGAGGTGAGTATATACAGAAAGATAATAAGTGACTTAACGGACCAATACTACAATCCCATTGGCGCTATACAATGCGACGGTCTACCAAAAGGAAAAAATAATATATCACGACAAACAGAAAATATGGCGCTTAATATTCCAGATTATGTCAGCGGCGAAATCAGAGAGTATGAAGCAAAGGTGCAGCAGTTGCAAGCCTTAAAGGCGCAGATTTTGCAGGAAGTTTCAAGGCTGAAACTGAAAGAAAAGCGCATTATTTTTGATTTTTACATGCACAACCTCAAATGGGAACAAGTAGCGGTACGCAATTCATACAGTGAAAGACAGTGTAAGAATATCAGAGATACAGCACTTGAAACACTTTCACAGAGGTTTGAAAAGAACCAGATTATTTCACAATTTCAAAGGATTGCATAAGCAATCATTGCCCGCCATTGCCTGCGTTTTACTGGTATAATTTAAGCCAGTGAAGCAGGCTTTAAGTCGTTATATTTGCACGTTGGCAATAGTGGGCTTTGGTGATTTTTTGAATTTACAAAGCCCATAATTTTTTATACTTCCGTAAACTGGAAGAGTTGGAAAGAATGAAAACGAACGAAAAGAGGTGAGAAGATGGGAAGACCACGGAACCCGGAACGGGACAAGTCAATGCAACGCTATCTGGACGCAGACGGCAAGATTGAAACAGCGGAACTGGCGAAGCTGGCAGGAGTGCCAGAAGTGCGGATAAGAAAATGGAAGTCAGAAGACAGCTGGGACGAAGCACTGAAAAACAAGCCGAAAAAAAGAGGGGGTCAAAAAGGCAACAAAAATGCTGCCGGAAAAACCCCAGCAAAAAAGGGTAATAAAAACGCCGTAACACATGGGGCATTTGCGCAGGCGGGATATGAAGACATAGACCCGGAGCAGGCGGCAGCCATACAGAACATGGGCACACCGTCCGCAATGTCACAAATGATGGAGGAATTGCAGGCGCTATATCTGCGCAAAGCCTATCTGGAAAGCCTATTGAAAGAGTATGAAAGCCCAGAAGCAGGCGGCTTTTACACAGATAAAATAGTACACATGATTGTACCAAAGAGCATGGAGGAAAGACAGCAGGAAGAGGACTGCGGCATGGAACACCAGCAGTGCGCAGACCCAGAGGGAAGCAAGACAGAAACATATAAAACAGCCATGAAGTCTGTCATTAAGTCCAGCCCATTTGAACGGGCAATGAAAGTGGAAGCCGAACTAAACAAGCTGCACGGGCGTATCATCAAGCAGCTGGATAGTATCAAGGCGTATGAGTTGGAGGACAGACGCTTGCAGCTTGCAGAAAAGCATCCATAGAATCGCTCCCTCCTTATCAAGAGAACAACGTGCCCATAGGCAGCGGGACCCGCAGGGCCACATCAAAGCTCAGCCACACGAATACACAGATCACGACGGTCAGTCCCGCCAGGAGTTTGACATTACGCTCACCATGGATAAACATACATACTGGCAACATAAATAGGATGCCGATATAAATTCCCAGGAAATAAATAATTGCACCAGTGGCTATCAGTGTCAGCGATACCAGCACCATCCGTTTGAATCCCACAGTCTTAAATGCAAATGGAGAACTGCGGGTTTCTTTTTTGCTGAAAAGCCCCTGGAGAATTAGCACGATGGACAGAGATCCCATAACGACCGACAGGCACTTCGGCCAGAAGCTGGGAC